GCTTATGTTAAGAAATGCATTACTGGAGAGTACGCTTTTTATGTGGGAAATATTCATCTTATCGTCAATTTATTCACTGAAACCCGTGTAGCAGACATTGGTTTTATGTTTAATGACTTATTCGTATCCTTATCATGTAATAACACTTTATACGTAGCCATCTTCTCGGATGATACAGTATTTGGTGGAAACGTGAGAAATGAACATATTTTGTTTAATGGTGACATTGCTTCTAATGATTCATCTCAAGATCTTCCTGCTTTTTTATCAGTTTATTTTGCAACTAAGCAATTTCAAGCTGAGTTAGCAGAAGGTTTGATGGAACAATGCATGAAACCATTCACAATAAGATCACCAACTAAACGATCATCCGTTGTGCAAGTGAAGTTCCAAGGACCTTTTGAGGGTTCTGGCGTTTGCATAACATCCGTTTTAAACCATTTTGCTTCTTTTATGATTGCAGTCGGTACAGCCTTCATGTTGTCTGAAGGTATGTCTGTACATGACGCATACACAACTGGAGCAGCCTTGGTTGGACATAGTGTTACTATGGATAATTGTATAATTAATGGTGTTGTGAATTTTGAACATGTTCAATTCTTGAAATATTCCCCTGCTTACGTGGATTACCAATGGGTGCCTTATCGTAATTTGGGATGTTTATTTAGGAATTTCGGAAAGTTAAGTGGCGATTTAGAAGCCAAGCAGTTGAGCTTGTCGTTGACTCAACAAGAATTCCACGATATGTCTTGGAACACCAAGATGGATATGTATTGTGGTAGCGTAGTGGCTGGGTGGGTGCATGAGCCTCACTCACGTATTCTTGATGCTCTGAGAGCACGATTTCCACAACGTAATGACATAGTAATTAAAGACGAATCATATGACTTGATTGTAGATATTGACAGATCATCATTCACTAGTGTGGACGATGCTATTTGTACACGATACAATATTGATAAATCTGACATTGATTACTTATGTGATCAAATCCACTCCATCAGGGTTGGAGACAAGTGCGTATCAACCGCAGTTGCCCAATTCCTGCACATTGACTATGGAGTTGGTTACGCTGAGCG